GCGCCGCCGTGACAGCCAGCCCGATGAGGCTCGCCTTGGCCGCCACCGCCAGCATCTCCGACACCATGCCGCCGACGGCAGGGATGCCCATCGCGGCGCGGATTCCCGTCTTGGACAGGTCGCCGGCGATGATGTCGCCGACCGCCCCGACGGCCCGCCCGAATCCGCCGCCGCCCCCACCACCGCCCCCACCCCCGCCGGCTGCGTTCACGTCGATGACGATGCGTCCGAGGTCTTCCATTATTGCACGCTCCATCCCATCTCGAAGGCGCACACGAACGTCTCGGTCCCGCGCATCCAGCCGACGGCCTCGTCCACCATCTCGACCTGGCCGCCCGTGCGCCAGGTGAAGGGGATGGTCAGCCGCCCGTCGAGGGTGTTCTGGATCATCCGGGCGCGCAGCCCGTCGATGAACTGCTCGATGCCCCGGTCGCCTGCGATGCGGAGGGTGGCGCGGTGCGCCTGGTCGAAGAGGTTCCGCCACCAGACCACGAGCTGCACCTGCGCCTCCAGCAGCCCGACCCCGCTGATGGGGTGCCGCGCCGTGTCGCCGCCGGGGATGACCTGAATCGCGTACTGCCCGGTGAAGTCGTCGCCCGGGGCCTCGCGGAGGTACACGACCGGGCCGTAGCCCGCCTCGTCCATCCATTCCCGGAGGTCCGCGACGAGCGCGTTCCAGACGTCTGAGTCAGCCTGCACGGCCATCAGCGCACCCCCGCCTTCTGGTGCTGCAGGGCCATGCGGACGGCCCACGCGAGGTCATCGCTGCCGTGCGCGAGCCGGATGGTGGCTTGGGCGGCCTCGGGCGACCCGAAGGCGATGCTGATCCCCTGCGCGAAGGCCAGCGCCTTCCGTGCCTCGATCATGGGGATGTTGGCCGCGAGTCCCATTGCCGTCTCCCTGTCGAAGTCGCTGGGGGGCCGTCCGTACGTCGCAAGGAAGAGGGCGGCCCCCCGTGTCAGTTTCCCGCCCGCTCCACCGCCTTCGCCGCACGGGCGAACACGGCGAACAGGATCTCGTCCGTCGATTGGGCAGCGACTTCGGGCGTCCGGGCCACCTTGCGGATGGCCGCCGAGACGTCCTGGACGCCAGGTTCGCCCTGCCCGGGCTTGGCGAGCGCGGCCAGCACCTCGGTCCATTGCATGACCAGGCTGCCGGCAGGCACCTGCGCCCGGAAGAGCAGGGGGTCGTCGTTCTCGTTCAGGTCGATCATACGCTCGTGCCCGTCGCGTAGAGGAGGTTGTTGGCGTCCGGGACAGCCTTGACGCTCAGGCCCAGCCGGCGCTCGACGTTGCCGAACTGCGAGTGCGCCATGCCGCCCGGGGGGAGGTAGCACCGCAGGAAGGTGTAGGTCGTCTTGCCGGGGGTCTTGGGGTAGATGCGGATGCCGAAGACGCCGCTGTCGTTGACGAGCAGCCGACCGACCGTGGTCGTGCCCTGCGCGCCGCGCTGGCGGGCCTCGAGCTGCTGCAGTTCGGTCGCGTCCCACTTCACGAGGGTGAAGGAGATGGTCGCGTCCGTGTTCTGCAGGACGATCTCCTCGGGGGTCGCCGCGCTCGAGGACGTCCGAATCTCATGCTGGTAGTCCTGGAACGACACCTGCGGGAGGTTGTCGTTGTCGCACTCCCCCAGCTCGGTCCAGACCGAGCCGTCGTACCAATCGATGCGGGTCGGCCCGCTTACGAAGATTGCCGTAGCCATTTAGCGCGTCCTTCCTTTGAGCACTCGTGCAAGCCCTAGTCTAATCGTGCGGCCGATGTCCGACCATTCCTTCGAGGTCGGGACGAGGAACGGCCGCGCCGGGACGGTCACGCCGCCCCACGCCATGATGTAGTCCTTGCCGAACTGCAGGCCCTCCTTCGCGGGGTTGTTCCCGGTCGAGTGCTGCCGAGCGCCCTTGCGGCTCATGGGGATGTAGTTCGGCCCGGAGGTCGAGAAGCCCCGCTCGTGGTAGATGCCGTAGATCGGCCCCGTGAGCACGACCTCGATCTTCGTCGGGCCGATCTTGGTCGCCCGCGCCCCGATGTTCCGCATGAGGTTCCCCGTGTCCCGCAGCGGCTGCCCGCCGGCGCGGTACGACTGCCCCTTGACGAGGTACTCGGTGACCTTGGTCGGCTTGACCACCACCCGGCCGTCCTTAGTCCGCTTCTGGCGCATCACGGTCACCTCGCGGCTGCCGAGGATCGGCCCCTGCCGGGGCTTCGTCCGCGTCCAGTACTCGACGTCCAAGTCCTTGAGCGGCTTGAGGGCCGTCTCGAAGCCCGCCGCCCCACGCCCCTGGCTGGTCGCAATATGCCGCTTCGCGTGCTTGGCGACCGCCTGCGCGATGCCGTTGAGGACGTTCGGGTCGCCCAGCGCCTTCGCCACCCGGCTGTTCCACGATCCCCAGCCGCCGAACACCCGTCAGCCCCCCGGCATCGTGTTCGGCTTGCGGGAGGGGAAGAACCCGCTCGAGGAGACCTGGTTGTAGTAGGCGAGCGTGTTGAGCGGGGTCGCTCGGACCTCAGGCAGGCCGGCGTCGGCCGCCTTGGCGACCGCCCCGAAGATCTGGCGGCCGTCCCGCAGGGCCTCGAGCAGCTCGTGCGCCCGCTTCATGCGGTCCTCGACCGCCGGCGGGATCTTCATGGCCCGCCGCTGGAACAGCACCTCCGTGGCGAGGTCGCAGACCAGCCCGGTCAGGAGCCAGTCCCCGGCCGCCGCGAGGGTGGTCAGGTCGAGGTCGGTGTAGATGTTGCCCACCCGGGCATACGAGGCCACCATCGCGCTGGCGCGCTCGAGGGCCATCGTCGTGATGGGGTTCGGGGGCGGGGCGTCGTTCCCGGAATCGCTGGCAAGCTCCGCGATGATGCGGGCGTCCAGTTCCTTCTCGAGGTCGGCGTAGGTCGCGTAGGCCATCGTGGGCTCCCCTCATGGCAGACGGGGGGCGAGAGCCCGTGCTCCCGCCCCCCTGTGCTGCTGCTCAAGCCGTATCAGGCCGTGACGTCAGCCACGAGGTAGCCCGACACCGGGGCAACCACCTCGCTGGCGCTGTTGTCGATCACGCGGCCCTCGATGCGGCGATCCTTCGGGTCGTCCCAGTTCTCGACCGTCATGTCCTCGAAGGCGAAGATCTGGCAGGTCGCGAAGGACGTCGAGCCCTCCACGCCGACCAGGCCGCCCGGACGGGACACGAACACGGCCGAGTTGCCGTAGACGAACGACCGGGTCGTGCTCGACGCGCCCTTGCGGGTCGTGACGCGCACCGAGTCGTCCACCACGACCTGCACGCCGAACAGGCTCGGCGGGAGGCCGTACTTCGCGAAGGTGTCCGACCCCTGCAGGAACGGCAGGGCGGCCGGGTAGTTCTTCACGTAGTCGCGAACCTCGGTCGTCTGCGCGAGCAGGTTGGCGACGGTCGGGCTAATGACCATCATCACGTCGTACTCGGCCCGCACCGCACCGCCCGTGGTGAGCGAGATGCGCTGCAGTACGCCCTGGATCGCCTTCTGGATGACGTTCGTGGTCGAGGTCGTCCAGGCCGCGCCGCCGGGGGAGGCGGTGCCGGTGGCGGCGTAGTTGCCGACCGCGTTGAACGTCGCGGCGGTCGTCAGGGCCGTGGCCGTGCGGATGCAGCGGCCCGTCATCGCGAGCTGGGCCTTCGAGCGGGCGTGCTGGGCAACGACGTCCCAGGCGGCCTGCTTGACGGTCTCGTTCGGGATGTAGAAGGGGTACGCATACCGAGCGCAGCTGAACGACACGAAGTCGTGCTCGTTCATCTTGCCGACCGGGCGGTCGTTGCCCAGCGGCCATGCGAACTCGTTGATGTCCGTCACGCGGACGTTGTCGTCCGAGTTCAGGCGCAGGTAGTACCCGGTCATCTGGTTGACCGGGACGATCTGCGCGTACTTGGTGATGGGGAAGGTGTTCACCGCACGGGTGAACTCGACCTGGAGCGCGCCCGTTGCGAGGGCGTTGGTGGACGGGACGAAGGTGTTCAGCCCGCCGCCGACTGTGACGTAAGCCATTGTGTGACCTCCTTTGGGTCAGTCTGGAATCAGAGCGCCTTCGTGGCGGGGAGACGGTACGCCCAGAAGATCTGGCCGCTGGCGGCCGCCTCCAGGGCGACGAACATGGGGACGTTGCCCGAGCCGGCGGCCGTGATCGCCACGCCTGCGGTCGACGGGATCAGGCCGAGGCCTGCGGTGATGTTGCCGCCGGCCTCGATCTGCACGCAGTTGGCGGGCTGGAGCGAGATCGGGTCGCCGCTGGTGGCGTGCGCCGTCGCGTCGAAGCGGCGGGTCGATCCGTCGGTCACACCGACCACGTAGTCGGCGGCGGCGGTCGCCACGACGCCCTGGAAGGCGGTGGTGTCCATCTTCACGATGCGGTACGGGTTGATCGTGCCGCCCGCGACGAGGTTGGGGGAGAAGTTCATCATTTGAGGGGTTCCTTGCTGGGGTTCAGCGCTTGGTCATGCGGGAGTTGATCGCCTTGGCAAACTCCTCGGGCTTGCCGGCGAACTGCTTGACGAGGTCACCGACGTCGCCGGGGCTCATCGCCTTCGGCAGGGACGCACGGCTCATGTCGATCTTGGTGCCGATGGGGTCGCGGGCGAACAGGTCGCGCCAAGACTCCAGGAGCGCCACGGGGTCACGGGCCGCCTGCAGCTGCGCCAGGAGCGCGCCGCGCTGCGACTCGGGGATGCGGTAGCCCTCCTGCTCGAGGATGTCGATCTCGCGGGCGAACTTCTCGCGCTTGATCTCGCCCTCGAGGCGGGCCATGCGGGCCTTGAGGCGGGCGTTCTCGGAGCGGATGGCGTAGGTCGAGCGGGCGGCCAGGACTTCCTCGTCCTCGGCCTCCATCTCCTCGTCCTCGGCCTCCATCTCCTCGTCCTCGACCTCCATCTCCTCCTCCATCTCCTCGGCCTCGTCCTCTTCGCCGTGCGAGTCGATGTCAATGTGGACGCCGTCGCCCTCGCCGGACTCCTCGGCGAACTCCATCTCCTCGCCGGCGTTCTCGTCCTCGTCCTCGTCCATGCCGAAGTGCTTCTTCATGGCCGAGGCCATGCCCTCGATGGCGTTCTTCATCGCCTCGAGCTGCTCGCGGATGTCGCTGTCTGAAGGCATCGCAGCCTCCTCCTTGATGGTCGCGGGGACGAAGGTGTTCAGCCCGCCGCCGACCCCCGCGAGGTCGTGGTTGGACTTCGAGAACGTGATCTTCTGGCCCGCACGCGCAAAGTGCGTGTCGGGGAGCGGTCGCCGAGGGGTCTCGCGGCCCAGCAGCGCCACCTCGGACAGGTGGTCGGACTCGGACCAGATCTCGGCCGAGCGCCTGGGGAAGGCGTTGGTCGCGATCAGGCGGTCGAAAATGTCCCTTCCCACCTCCATGTCGCCCACAATGTACCCCACGCCATCCCGTTCCTCGTATCGGATCGTGGGAATCCGCCCGACGCTGGACTTCGGCTCCTTGCCGTCCTTCTCGTGCATGACGACGACCCGGGGGAAGGAGCCCCGGCGGATGTGCTTCCCGGTCGACTTGACGATGTTGCGGAGGCGGTCATTGTCGAACCGCTTGAGCTCCGGGTCGGCCTTGCCGTCGTCAATCTGGGGGTCGAAAGCCATGAAGAGCTCGACGCCCTCGATGGTGACCTTGTCGCCGGCCTCGGTGATGCGGTGGGAGCCTGGGGTAGGGGTGGTCATCGTGCGTTCTCCTATCCCCAGACCCGGACGGGGTGCGCCGGCGGGGGAATGAGGACGGGGGCCAGCGCGGCCTCCTCGTCCAGGGTGAGTTCGTTCCGCATCCGCAGGTTCGCGTGCCAGCCGGGGATGGGGTTTCCGTCCGCGTCGTAGATCGTTCCGATGGGGTCGAACGATGACTCGGTGGACGGCAGGGTTGGGATCGCCGCCTCTGCCATCGCGGACAGGACGGCCGCCTCATCATCACCGCGCAGCCAGTAGTCGTTCATGGCGTCACCCACTCCTGCTGCTCCTCGTTCCAGACGTACAGGCCGTCATGTGGCATCGGCACCGGGGGCACCCATTGGCATGTCTGCTCGTCCAGAGTCCACGACGGGTAGCCCGGATTAGGCGGGACGAAGGCGTCCAGGTCGGGGTCGTAGGTGAACCCGATGCCAGCGAAGTTCTTGCGGATACGCCCGTTGTAGGAGGTCTGAACCCAAGTCCCCCCAAGGGTGTCGTGACACCATTGAGCGCCGTTTGCCTCCAGCGAGTCGTGAACGACGATGACTCGCGTCACGGTGTTGGCGATGTCGATTTCTGCGAAGTGTGCCATGGTTACGCCGTGTAGGTGCCGCTTGCGTTGTAGGTGAGGATCGTGTCGCTGCCGCTCGTCGTGACGGTCGGGCTGCCCGTGGTCGTGCCGCTGTAGTTGGCCGTCGCCATGCGCAGGATGACCACGCCGGAGCCGCCGGAGCCGCCCGTACTTCCTACAGCGTTGCTTCCGGGCGCGCCGCCGCCGCCGCCTAGGTTGACCGAGCCGTTGTTGGTTCCACCGCCCGCGCCGCCGCCGCCGCTTCCGCCAGCACCATGCGGTGGGCCGGCGAAGCGACCGCCGCCGCCACCTCCCGCTCTGGTGACGCTGACCGACGTAATGCTGCTTGCAAGTCCGTTGCCACCGTTTCCGCCAGCACCGGACGTTCCATTTCCTCCAACAGCACCAGCACCACCGCCGCCGCCAGCACCTCCCACCAAGTAGCCACCAGCCGAACTACCACCCGCATTTCCTTGGCCGGATGTGGCAGTGCCACCAGCCACTGCGGTGCTTCCAGAGTTCAGAACACCACCACCGCCGCCCGATCCACCGTTCAATGCACTCTGGCGCG